ATCAGCAGTTGATTTAATACCTGAAATGCAATGGGCAAAAGACAAAATAAAATGTGATGCAGATATTCGCTCAATCTGTTCTGCTGGATTTGCAGAGGCGTTCTTTCAGAATAACCGCTAACTATCTTATATGGATGAGTTTTACATCTTATATCTATTGAAACGGTATGTAAGGGCTGAAAATGAGTAAGACAATAACAGCATAGTTTTACTATCAATAACAAGAGATAATTAACTTAAATCAAACAAATACCAACATGACACCACAACAGATTTCAGAGCTATTCGATAAGAATGCAATGCTTGTGCATACATCTAAGGAAACACTCGACAAAGACACATTCCTTCGCCTTGTTGAAGAGATTGAAAAAGATGCGATAGTAGCATTTTCAGATTGGTATAATCATGAATACCATTATAAGGATATGATTGTATTAGAAAACATTCAAGATTACCTAATAGAAACTAAAAACAAGTGAGATATGAAAACAATAGACTGGAACAGATTACGTGATAAATTCACGGATGATTATAAAGATGGATTCTTACAAATAACCAAAACAGGCATATTCGACTGGTTTGAACGTGAACTTAATCAACTCGAATCCGAATCCCCCCGACCTGTGGAGGATGGGAATGATGTAAGTAAACAGTTAGTTGACTTTATTAAATGGGTCGGAGATGGACACGACTTTGAAAAAAACGCCGAAAGGATTGTAAATCAATATATATCCGAACACATGGATGTATCAGAGGGGAAGAAAGAAGAACGGAAATCGAAAATAGAAGTAAAAGCATCAGGAGTTAAACTAAATCGAAATCAGTATAAGGAATTGGTTAGTACTCTTGAAAATATACAGAAAGAATTAAAATATCACTTAGAAGTTCATGTAAATGGATTCGTGATTGACTATCGAGAGCTACACGAACCAATTCAAGACAGACTTGAGAAATTTGATAGATACCTTGCGGATACTATACCTAAATCTAAGTTGAATCAGCAACCCAATCAGGAGGCGAGTGCTGAAAAGATACTTCAAAATAGAGCCTCACTATCTGATTACGAAATGCACGCAAATCCTAATGAAAAATTAGTTACCGTACCTGAATGCTTAGAAGCTATGCACGAGTTCGCATCACTCCGAGAGGTGAAGATGCCTGATAGGGGTGAGTACATTACATTTTTAAATAGTTTAAATTTAGGTAAAGCGACTAAAGAGAAAGCCATATTCGGCTTCGACTACTACGAATCAGAACTAAAACGTTTAAATAACTTAAAATAAACATCATGAGAAAAATAAGATTAATTGCATCATTATCAATTTTGATTACCATTATCCTATTCCTTGGATTCTCATTCTTTTGGATGTCATTCAATCCGAATACGTGGAGTGAAGTAACGAGAGGAATGTTTATCTTTTTAGACTTCGTTTGCATTGGACTTATTGCACTTGGTATTTTAGCGGATTAACAATTTGAAATGATGAAAACTATTTTAACTATTATTGTCTTATCAATTGTATCGATTGGTATTTTATTTTGCGCATTCTCTTTCTATTGGCTTACTTTTAACTTTGCGCTATGGGATCAAGAAGCGAGAGGTATGTTTGCAATATTAGCACTCGGAGCAATGGCATTAACAATTATACTAGTATTAGCAATAAACGACCTTAATAAACAGAAATGATGCAATCAAAACGCTACTCACTTATTGAGGCTGTAAGTAATACTATTGTAGGCTTTTTAGTTTCAATCCTTGTACAACTTATAGTTTATCCCGTTATGGATATACCTGTTAGCTTATCGCAAAATATCGTGATTACTTTTATATTCACAGTAGTTTCAATACTAAGGGGCTACGCTTTACGCAGATTTTTTAACTTAATACGGAAATGATGCCTGATATATCAATGTGTAAACAACACCTATGCGAAGTCAAAGATACTTGCATTAGGTACAAATCAAAGCCAAGTGAATATCAATACTATCAAGATTTCCCGAAAGTGGGATGTAACTTTTATAAACCTATGAAATGAAAAAACTATTTAAAAGATTTAGCTTTTACGCAATAAGTAAATATTACTTTACCGTAATTCCTACAATTGAGATTTACTTTGAGCAAGTCGAATCGGGTTCGTGGTATTTCGATTTTGATTTCGTTGTGTTCTTTTGGAGTTGTGGATTTCATATTAACCCTAAAGTATAACATCATGACCACCCCCGATAAATGCCCGATGTGCGGAAGCTCAGGTAAGTTTACTGGTAATATTTGCCGAGTATGCAATACGGATAGGACAAAGATCAAAAGAAAAAAGCCCCTATTTGGGGCTTAGCTCTGTAATAGTATTCCGAAAGATCGTTCAGACAGTTCGATACTCATTGAATAGTATCTGTTATACTTGGCACGTATTGACCTGTCAGAAAACATAAGATCGTCAAGCGTCTTAATTCCATGTAATACCGTTGCATGGTCAAGTCCGAAAGGTCGCCCGATCTGTTCTAAAGATAAATACGGATGATTAGTTTTACCAATCTTAAAGCACATATAACGGGTTATTGGTAAGTTTCCTTTTCTTGAAAGGTCGGAAGGGTCAAGCCCCTCCGCCTCGAATACCATTGTAATCATGTCGTGATATTTCATACCCGTTCCTGTTTAAATCCTATTTCTAAATACTTTAGGATTAGTTTAGCCTTAGACGTTTTTACGCCTTTCTCTCTTAGTTCATCAACTTCTTCGTACAATGCACGGTTAAGTTCTCTTGGGATGTCAATATTAATTTTCATTTCACATAAGGTATTAAGTTAAACTCATCATAACATTCGGCACAGATATTAACGTGCTGCTTTCCGTCTTCCATGCACTCAGCCTCGACAGATGTCGGGAAGTAGTGATGGCCACAGTATCGGCATAGTATTGCTTTCATAAGTTATTTATTTCAAACCACTTCTTAGCAGTTTCATAAGCGAATAGTCTAAGATTCGATTTTAAGCTGTTATCATTTGGAAACTCATTAATATTATTCCAAAAGTCAGCATCCCATTCGGTAATTTTGCGAACATAGCATCCCATTTTTACATATTTCTCTCCACTTTCTGAAATAAATGGAATTACAACATATTTGTAAAGCCCTGTAAAAACGTGAGCTATTTTTATTTTTATACCGGACAAGTTAGCACCGGACAAGTTAGCACCGGACAAGTCAGCACTGGACAAGTCAGCACGGGACAAGTAAGCACCGGACAAGTCAGCATAGGACAAGTCAGCACTGGACAAGTCAGCACGGGACAAGTCAGCACCGGACAAGTTAGCATAGGACAAGTTAGCACGGGACAAGTAAGCACCGGACAAGTTAGCATAGGACAAGTTAGCATAGGACAAGTCAGCACGGTACAAGTCAGCATAGGACAAGTCAGCACTGGACAAGTCAGCACTGGACAAGTCAGCACCGGACAAGTTAGCACCGGACAAGTTAGCACCGGATTTAACTGCTTCAATTACCGTATCTTTAACGGTGTTGTTTTCTTTTTCGTATTCAAAAAGAATACTTCCAATTCTCGATTTAATCTGAATTTTAATCATAGTTTTAATTATTAAGTTTTACTTCATTCTCCAATTCCATAAGTTGAGCAGTCGAGCAGATTAGCCCGTTAAGGTCGATAGTTACCATTTCAATCGTTACTTCGCTATCGCATCCCCTCGGCTCATTGATTCCGTCACCGTAATACTCATCACGGATATGCGCGTAAAATTCGATTTCAATACATTCGTTACCAGTGTCGGCATCAATAGTATTGTGACCTTCTTCTACTTCATACTTTTGCATCTTGTCAAAGATCGCTTTCTTTAAGGCTTTGAACTGTTTGTCTGGCATTGTTTGCATTTGATTGGGTTTTAAGCCCCGTGAGGGGCGGTTATGATTATTTTAATATTATGCCTATTGGATTGACTTCCTGTATTCGGCTAATTGTTATGTTTAAATCTTTATTTAGTGCAGTATAAGTGTTGTAATATTCACTATGTTGATTTACAACTACTGTATTCTTATTTATTTTCTTAACGATACCTGAAACGCATCCGTATTTGTAAGAACCTGTAATAAAATCGCCTATTTTTAAATCTGTTGCTTTCATTTTGTTTGTGTTTGGTCTGATAAAAGTAATACATTCTTTTGTATAAAAATATAATTATACAAACTATTTTACTATCCGATGCTAATTTATACTGATTATAAACAAGAAACTCCCTCAATCATCGCGACTAAGGGAGTTCAAACCAAAATAATACCCAAACCAAATTACTAACTATGAAAAAACCAAATCAGGGAGCCGTCAGGATTCGAACCCGATACTTATCCCTGCTATCATTGTTCAGGCTAATTCCTGATAATAGCATGAACGACTCAAATAAAAACCTTACGCAATTTAAAACCAATAAATAACAAAAGCAATAGTATTGTAATAATTCCTATCCAGCCTGTAACTTTCCAGAACTTCGGGGTATATGGCACATTTACGGTATGTTTCTCATTATTATACTTAGATTGCCAAAATTCAGCGTTTTTAAGTGCATTTGAGAGAGTTATTATCAGAGTTGTATCTTTATCCGCTAAAGTTAAAGATATGTTATTATTGCTTATCCATGCGCGCGCTGTTGCAAGATTACTCTCAGCAGTTACAGGTCGGAAACTGACAAGTCCGTTTTTGACATAAACCGTATCTTTTACCGTTACAATTTTAGCCGGTAAGGTTACGAATATAGTAGTATCTCGGTAAGTGATTTTTTCCCGAATCGAATCTTTTACTATCGTGATAGTTTGCGGTGGATAACGTAGATTACATTTTTTCTGTGTAACACATGATGTTAACACTAATAGTGCAATAAGTAAGTATTTCATATTAATCAACTATTTGAAAATGTGGCAAATCCCATTCAATTACTGCAATCTTATGCTTCATTCTACCCTCTTTATATAATCTTTCAGCTTGTTGTAAAACAAACTTTCTAAACTCCTTAAAACGTGTTAAATTATTCCAATCAATCGGATAAGGTGCTAAATCCACAGCTTTTGAAGGTCTTTGATTATGCTTTGAGTTCGGCCACTTTACTTTACTATGTCCATCTTCAAAAGCCTTATTCTGATCTTTTTCGTTTCTGAATCCGCAAAGCACCGTAAAGTCAGTAATCATAATCATTTCATTGCATAGGACTTGTAGGTCTGCATGGCATTCTAATAATTTCCGTTTCGATGATGGGCTAAAGTGTGGCATAATTCATTGTTTTAAAGGTGCGAAGCCCTGTCTATTCTCTTCCGACACCTTATTTCTTTGCGTCTATTTTGGATTCAATCCTATCGAGTGGCATATCTTACTGTATTTCGTGAATATATGGCGGGTTACTTTCATCATTCCAATATACCGAATCATATGGCATCCCATTTGCACCCCTTGAATATTGATTTATAGGCTCCATTATATATGTTTTATTCTTACCTAAAATTCCGGTTCCGTAAAGAATAGTGATAATTGTAAATGAAATGCCAATGAACCATTTAAGATTAGTATTCGCTTTGTCTAATGTTTTTCTTTCGGCTTCGATTCCTACCATGAAATCATTGATACCGTGTATTGCCGTCTTTAAATCGCTTGTTTGATTCTTTAACTCCTCAGTGCTTACCCTCAACTCTGTTACTGTTGTAATTAGTCCTTTTTGCCCATTATCGTATAAAGCATGGTTAATATGTTTAACCGATTCGGAAAGTTTTACAATGTTTTCCATTTGATCGCAAATGTGAGTAGAGGCTTTAGCTGTCATTGTGAGAGAGTTATAAGGTTCATAAATTATTCAGCTTTCAAGAGCTGATCTTTTGAGTTTGTAAACAGGTTCTTAACAAGGTAACTAAGCAATGCAATAGCAGATGCAATAGCTAACTTTTTCCAGTCTATTTCAGGCGATTGTAGTTCTGTTAAGAATGTTAATACACCTGTAATAATAGCAAGTATAAGACCTTTAAAGAAGTCGTTTAGATGCAGTTTGAATAGTTTTGATTTCATTGTTTTATATTTAATTATTGTGTATCCGAGTTGAGATGAAACTAATTAGACTATTTATATTCTATGAACTGTTTCGCTTCTTCGATTGATACAATATCAATATTTTGAGAATTTATATAATCAATTATTTCATCAATAGCATCTTCCAGTATTTGTCCCCATCCATGCCAAAATATAACTGCCATTCTATTATCAAGACATAAATCAACTTGATTTTTTACATTTTGAATTTGTGTGGCATTATCCACTTGATCGACAAGATAAGGCTCGTCTAAATCAAGTGCTATTGAATTAATTCTATACAGATCAATTATCTCTGGATTTGTTGTGTAAACTGACCCTCCCCCTGCCGTTGGAGTACCCCAAGCAAACATAGTATCAAATCCTAATTTATGGGTGTAATAAGCCATCTGTGGCCCTTGACCGCTATGTCTATTTGCCACGTAATTATCGCAGGGCAAACCATACGATAACTGAGTTGCCTTTGCTGTAATTAATTCAGATTCTAATGTAGCTTCTCCATCATTATAATCAACATCATAATTATTATGACATGCAATGACAACACCTTCAGAATGCATTGATTGAAGCTGTGGCCAAGAGGCTAATGTAGATGTTAAGGTTTCTACATAAGTGCCGACCTGTGCAGCATGAATGCCACAGACAAACGATGATACATTTTTACTCTTTAAGAAAGGCCACCATTTTGTATATGAGTCTTCATATCCGTCATCTATCCTTAATACTACCATTGGTTTAGTTGTTTTCAAATAACCCAACTGAACGTAATTATTGACATCAAAATCAATAGCTCCTGATGTTTTAATTGCTGCGAAAATATCTTTGGTGTAGGTTAATATTTTTTGGTGTTCTAATCCTTTGTGGTCAGTAGTATAAAGTATTACTTCTGTTAAGAATTTCCTATCCCATCTCTCGACTGAATTATCGGTAAATTTAACAGCTAATCTACCTTTATAATCGGGTTTAAGCCAAGATAGTAAAGTCCTCTGATTTAATTCTGTAACATGAAAATCTTTAACATTTGAAGCGTCATAATAACCAAGTCTTGCGGCATCTTCCCAAATGGTTGCATTTGACCTATCAAAAAAAGCATTTGTAAATCTTATTTTTGAATCATTAATTGCGTTTACTGTCTTTGAATTAGATGAATGTTCATCAACCAATCTATATTGAGTTAAAATTCCACCAACTGCCGTAAAGTCAATAGGTATTAATGACCCATCATATTTATAACCGACATATCTTTTAATTTCTGTTGAATCAATTTCATTTATCTGATATTCATTAAAACCATAATCAAGCAAATAATTATTGATGCTTGTATAATATTTATGAGTTTCAACTAATCCAACAGATCTATTCAAATGCAAAATATTTTCAGATATATCAACTCCTGAAAGTATATGCGGATAGTGCATTTGCAAATCAGTAACATAAGTTTCATCAATACAATTAGCTAATGTCTTTAACGCATTAAACTTTTTGAAATTTGATACTACTGAATAATTACACGTGAATGTAAAGTTACCGGCATTATTATTTGTGTTAAAAACAAACAAGGATAAGTCAGCAGTCTGCGTATGTATTTGCGTTCCGTTAGGTTCGTAGGTAGTAATTACGCAATTTTTTGCAGCGTAATCAAATCTCACTAGAACATGAACATATTCATACACCTTATAAAGATTGGCAGTCGTTGTAAGATTATTATTTTTAGTTGTTACCCCATCTGAGCATCTTACTGATAAGGATGTAAAGTTCCAAAAGAATTTAAAAATTCTTCCAGAAGTACCACAATTAAATATTTCCCTTGCAGTATCTCCTGGGATGTCAGCTACTTGTTTAAATCTAAAATATATTGTATGATTATTACCATCATAAATATGTTCTTGGACTCTTGTCTTATCCCCATATATTGTTTTTACATTATCTCCATAAAATTCTGATAGTAATATAGTAGCCTTAGCTTCACCACTTACAGAATCAATCAAAGAACTACCTGACCTAATAGATAAATCTTCAAGTAAATCACTCTTAAATGGTATAGTCCCGTTACGACTGCCCGATCTTCCAAACCTACTATGTAAACTTCTTATTGGCATGGTGTTATTGTTTTGTAATCACATGATCACACATAGTATATTGACGTACTTTCTTATCGGCTGTATAAGCTCCGATATAACCACCGTCTGGAGCGTAAACATAGTCACCTTTATCGAATACAAATCCAGTGTAATTGTTAGCAGTCATAAAGTTAACCGCCTCGCCTAACTGATTAGCGCCTGTCATGACTGTGAACGTACAACCGTCTTCCATTACTTCTAGTAGATGGCATTTTTGATCTGTTACAGCTCCGGCATTCTTTATAATTCCGCCGTCTTCACCACCTAAGTAAAGACTAAGATAATCGAATTGATTAAGTGTTTTCATTGTTATAAGTATAAAATTGTTTTCTTTCTACATTCAAGTGAGCCGATAGGATTCGATAAAGACATTGGAAAATTAGAAATGTTTGCAATAACAAACCTTTGGCAATCTTCCCAATAAGTAAATGCTGTTTTCTTTACAGCGTTTTGTCTATTCTTAACTATGCCTAAATCAGCATGGCGCGAATCATCTAAGTTCTTTTCTACAAGACCTGAGAAAGTATCAAACTCATTCGATACACCAATATGACGGGCGTATAAGAAGTAAGCAAGTACGTATTTAAGTCCTGAGTAAATATAAGTCCTTCCGTTATATGTGTAAGTACCACCGTCTAAAAGTTTAGCATTCCATTCACTAGCGGGATTCTGAACCATATCTTGAAAGAAGTCAAAACCCATTAAAGGTTGCAAATCATCAATCTGCACCTCTTCAGCTAACTTCGAGAAGTCAGTAACCCTGTTCTTTGATATCGGCTTAATTGCCTGTTGTTCTGATATTGTCCAAAGGATGTCCATTATTCAAAAGTTAAAGGGGTTATACTCCAATCAGCATTGCGATACTTTTCATCTGCCCAATTCTTAAACAGTTCACTAAAGGCGTTTTGAATTACATCTCTCTTTTGTAAAGTCTGTGAGTTGTAAATCTTAGCAGCTTGGTTAAGTGCTTCGCCTGAAGTAGTACCCAACTTACTATCCTCGTATGCGATAAGTATTTGAGGGATAGCATCAAATGCCATTCTTATGTTATTCTGTGTAGAAGTTTCGTAAGATTCGAATATCTTGTCGTTAATATTCTGTTCAATCTTTTCAATCTTTATAGATTCATTCTCAATAAGTTTACCGTCGGGGCCAAACTTACCTTCCAAAACCATTACAGATACATCGTGATCGCCTCCCATCATCTTCTTAGCAGCCTCGGTAAATTCGTCGGCTTCTTTAGTGCTTTCAAACTCGGTATGATGTATAATATATTTAAGAAAGAACCCCCTTCGAAGTTCGCCATTCTTAAACTTACCGATTTGGCTCTCAGTATCAGCATCCCACGATACAGGATCAATAGGACTTACAGGATAAATATACTCATCATCAATGAAGTTGAAATACATTTGTCCTTTATACTTAGTGATAGCCTCGGTTTCTGTAATCTTATTAACCTTAGCGATCTTAGCTATCTGTGATTTAATAACGTCTTGACGTGGATTGAATATATCCACTACTTTAAAATCTTTTTTCTCAGTCTTTTGATTGCGGTACTTATCCCAATTGTTATAAACAACTATCTTACCTGCGTAGTCCTGAGAATCCAACATGCCGAATCGGCAATACTTAAATGATTCATGCTTTAATCCGGCTACATTAAAGTTACCATCATATTGAACACGTGTATAAAAGCCATTAAACTTGCTGAATGAGTTAGCAATCTGACAAAGTAACTTATAAGCCGTTACTGGTTTGTTGTATTCGTCACGACCTACTTCAATAGTATTTAGCTCAGGATTAGTAAATCCTTTTCCGATAAGGAAACGAGCAAGCATTTTCTGAGCTGACTTAGCAGTGATTGAACTTGAGATAATACGTTCCATCCGTGTTGGATAGTTGTTATCGTCTCCATACTTTGTTATCCCGTCAGTCTTAACCGATTTAATCGAAAAAGCTGGCGGTAATTCGCCTAGCGTTATTTTTCTGCCCATCGGTTATTTTTTAGGTCTTCTTTTTATTACTGGCTTAACTTCTGAAACCTCTACTTCGATAGGTTCCTTAACAGGTTCTTTAATGTCTTCTTTAGGTTCGATAACCTCTTTAACTTTCTCCACAGGTGGATTTATAAACTGATTACGAAAGCGTGGAAACTCTTCACATATTGTTTCAACATCGCTATCGGTCAGGTTAGCCTGTGAAAATATACCGTAAGGTGTATGAATTAGAGTACCTTCGACTTTGAATTTATATTTTGTTTTTACAGATGCCATGATCTTATTTTTTTCGATTTGTTTAAATCCTTCTTTTTGTAGTCTTTGGAAGTATAACGGGTGTTTTGTTTCGCAGGTACTACAAGCCTCATCATTTAGAAAAATCTTAGAATATAATCCTAGAAGTTCCATGAGTAATCGGGGAGTTTTCATTATCTCCCCGATTTCATGTTTGAATAGTTCTTCTAACCTATCCCGCATAACATTAAGTTAATAATGCTTCGAGAGCCGCCTTTGTATTAGCGTAATCGGTATTGTGGAAGATATAACGTGAGTAAACTTCTCCCTCTCCGTCACGTGTTCCAAACTCGTAAGTAGGAATACCGTAATTGTCGTTGTAACGACCGGAAGCGGATTTCTTATGTAACCCTGCATTGAATCCAAGGATTACAAATTTACCCTCTGTTTTAGGTGCTTTAATCTCGACAACAGCCACAAAATCATCCATCTCATCGAGTGCTTTAATAGCAGCCGCACTTCTTTCGTATGGCTGGAATGAAAACATATGAGTGAATAAGTCTGGGATATTGTCAGCACTTACCAAATCGAACCCTGCATTAGCTTCTTTCTTAACCGCAGTAACCTTGTAAGCAACCTCAGCACCTGCCAGCGCAATAGCTGAAACAAGGTTTGCCGAGGCTCCTATTGTAAAAGTTGCTGAAAGGCGGTCAAAAATATAAGCTGTTAATTCAAGTCCTGCACTTGGTACGTCTGTACAAGTGTTGGTAATTGCTCTAGCTACTTTTGCTGCACATCCCATAATATTAGTTTTTATCGAAAAGTAAGTAATACCTAAGCTTTGTGTTCTGAGTGCTATCAATGGCAGTAATAGTAACCTTTAAATAATTCTCATACACACTCGAAATTAATTTAGTTCCGGTCTTATGTCCACTCGCAGTAGTTGAAAGCACGCTAACAGTATCCCCAACTGAACTATACCAATCGCTATTATTTGCCGATCTCATTATGATCGCACGAACTTTAGGTAAGTCGGCAGCTACTGAAGCAGTATCAATCTGAACAGTTAACCGGGCGTTTTCGAGAAAATCAGTAATGTAGAATGTTGATACAACATACTCGTTTTTATTCAAGTCGGCTGCTTTAACATAACCATAAACTTGATCTTTGTCAATTGTTCTAAGAGGGTTTGTAACACTCTGAGCCTGGAGGGCGCTAGTTACTATAACTAGCATCCCTAATATTAACATCAGTTTTCTCATATTAGTAAGCAACTGCGATTTGAGTTTCTTCCAAAAGTTTAGCATCAAGATACCAAGCTGTATCGAAATAATGGCTCAAAGTTACTTTGTCATAGAAAGCATCAAAGTTACCGAATGAACCTTCGTCAGCAGTTCCAATAGGAATATTGGTAGTCGCGGTTAATACAGCTCTGTGAGGCAAGTTGTAAGTTACTGCGTTGTCCTCATAAGTTCTGATATTACGATCCCAATCGTTACGAACAACAATAGGAATACCTCTGTAAGTATCCATTGCAGCGCCTTGTTCGGCAGTCTGAAGTTGGAATACTAATGATTTATCTTCAAGGAATGCTTTCCAGTTCATGTATAATGAACGGCTGATCTGGAATTTCAAATCTCCTTTATCGAATGCCTCAGCAGGTAGCGCTTCGTAAAGACCTCTTAGAGTGTCTAATCCGGTTGTTGAAGCCAAAGCCAACTGAGCTGCGTAAGTTGCGCCTGCGTTCTCAGCGATCTCGATTTTCTGAGCTGCTGGAATTGTACCGGCTGTAACGGCTGCAAAGATTTGTTTCCAAAGACCGTTAATAGTATTGAAATAAGTCTTGTCAGTACCTGCAGTTAATACACCACCATTTGCGATAACGTCAGCTGTTTTGTCATTGAACCAAGCGATACGGTTAATGTTGTTCACCATAGCTGCAACAAGTCTATCGGAAAGGAAAGCCATAAGAGCTGAATCCATATTTTCCCAAGTTGTCAGAGCTTCTTTTGAACGTGGCCACATTTTGAAAAGCTGATCAATATCTGCCTGACAATGAATGAGCCTATCTTGTGAAAGATAAGGGTCCCAATATTTCTGTGATGCAACGATAGTACCTGCGTTTGAATTAGGGGTACAACCGTTTGCCACTTTACCCATAAGGCCAAACTGACCGAAAATAGGTATTTGTTTTTTCATCTGTATTCCGGTAGCTACAAAGTGACCATCAGATAAAGCAGGGTTGCTATATACCTGAGAGAAAATTGCTTCGCTAGCGGAACGTGCTTCCTCTGGATTGAGAGTTAAAGCTGCTAAATTAAGTTTACTTGCCATTTCTTTTTTTGTTTTTTAATTTTTAACGAATACTTTTTCAAACCGATTGACGGGTTTGTCGTCTTTGTCATCTACTGACTTTGAGAAACTTTCGACATCAGTTTTGATCTGAGCTTTGAAAGTCACAATTTCCTTTTGCAAGGTGTTGAACTTAGCCTCTGAATCAGTTTTGATAGCTAAAGCCTGAGCCTGAGCATCTGCCAACTGTTGTTTAAGCGTTTCATTTTCTGCTTTGAGTGCTTCCATTTCGCCACCTTCGTCACCTACAGGAACGATAGCAGTGATAGCACCTGCAACAAAGGTTAAGACAGTACCGTCAGGCATAACATAATCGCCTTCAGGAGATGACCCGTCTTCAAGTTTTGCAGTCATACCGACTGCGATCTCTGAAACATCTTGAATCTGTTCAGCGAAGTCGAGCATTGAACCGTCACCTGTGGTAACGACTAAATTTTTAGCTTTGCTGAAAAGGTTCTTGATCTTAGAAAAGAAGCCTTCAAACTTCTTGTCCATTTCTAAACCGATTTCCTCTTTTGTCATTTTTAAATTGTTTTTATTAGAATTATATAAAGCTACTGCCTGAAGGGTTTGTATTACTTCCGTTGCAAAGCCGTAGTTTTTCGATTGCTCACTTGTCAGAGTAGTTTCTTTAGCCATTAACTCACGAATTAAATCTAGGTTAATGCCTGTTTTCTGAGTGTAGAAGTTAGCGAGTATGTTTTCAATTTCTCTTAATCCGTCTGCATTGCGTTGTAACTCATCGGCAGTACCCTCTGATTTAGTCCAAGGGTTATGAATGATGAACTCTGAGCCTGCTTGCATAATACGTTTTGACCCTGCTAAGTAGATAACAGTAGCTATACTTGCTACCATACCCTCGCCAATTGTTTCTATTGTCTTTCCTGAACGAACTAAAGCATCGTGAATAGCAAACCCCTCATCAACATCGCCACCCTCAGAACGTATATGCACCTTTAACAGCTCGGCATCTTTAGCCATGTGCATCTGTTCGACAACTTCTTTAAGACCTACACGCCCGAACTTGTTAGTCGACTTGCTGTCCTGTGCAGAAATTACCCCGTAAATATATATATGAGCCTCGGTCATTGCCTTATTTTTATTTAGACTAAATAACAATACGAAATTAATGTAATATTTTAACGTAAGTATTGTTTATGTAGAATGTAATTGTTAGATTTGACAATTAATTAATAAATGATGATACTAACCCCAAAGGATTACGCATTAAAATTTACTAAAAATGATAAGGTATTACACGTTAATACTATTAAAAACCGTTGCAGAAACAATCAACTCCCGACTAATCACATTCCACATAAGTTATCAGGCGGCTGGGTTATAGAAATTCAGGAGTTACCGGAAGAATGGAAGAACTTTGATGTAATATTAAAACCTAAGAAATGAGAAAGTTAATCCTATCACTAATCGCACTTGTTTTGATTTCGTGTAGTAAGGATATTATTACTTACCCATGTGAAATAAATCACATAGGCTCAATTACGATAACAAATTCGACTTTATATAAATTGAATTGCACCTTAAACGATTCGCATTATGTCATCAATGGATTAAAGACTATTACATTGAGCAATATAAAGTCTGATACGGTCGCAATTACAATTTCGAGTTATATGGACTTTGGAAATGTACCAACAAGACACTATTCTGCTATCGTATCAGATTGTAACAATACAGATATAATCTTTTAAGCAATAGCCGCCTCAATAACCCGCCTTTGACTATTCTGCTTAGCCGTTACCCTATCGACTACTAAGATATTCTGTGCCTGTGATACACTATTATTATAGTTACCGTTGTTCGATCTGCTTGTTAGTACGTCATTACCTGCATAGCTTAGTTGAGCAGGTGTAGGCTTTGGAACAGATGCGGAAACAGAGCCGCCTGAGATAGCAGAACCTACGCCCCCGTCACCACCTGGAAGTCCTGACTTAACTGCAAGTATCTTTTTAACATTGGCTAATCCAGAAGCAACTGCGGCTGCGGATGCGGAAACTCCGAGAGCTGGGCCGACTACTGGAATCCCTGCCAATGAACTAAAAGCGGCCGTTGCCGATGCGTATGTATTAATAGCCGTTTCAGCTATCGCAGCCGCTTTACCTATTTTAGTTTGTTCACCAAATAATTGAGCTAGTGAACCTGTTAACTCTCCCATTACTTGCAAGGTTGCATCCCTTTTCTCAATCTCTATTGCCGCGTCATATTCCGCTTTCTTTTCTTTGTATGCTGAAATTGCATCGATTGTTTCCTTATCAAGTTGCTTTCTATCCTCCATCCCCTCGGCAAAGTTTGCAAATATCTCATTATCAAGCTCGGCAAGTGCATCGCGCATTGCCATTTCCTCTTTGATAACATTTTGATTTGCATTATAAGCGGCCTCGGCTTTTCTAGCTGCCTCATCTGCGGCCGTCTTTTCATCTACAGCTAGTTGACGCGCTTTCTCATCTGCCAATTTTTTAGCATCTGCAAGTTCCTTTTCCGTCAATGCACTTTTCTTAGCTGCTATCTTTAGTGATGCACTTGATTCAATAGCAATTATCTGCGCCCGTAACTCAGCCTGCTTGTCAAGTAAGGCAGTATCTTCACTTCTAAATGCCAACATTGCATTAGTAAGTAGTAGCTCCTCATTAAGATCATCAACTTTAAATTTAATCAACTCAGCTTCTTTAGCTTCCGCCTGTATTAATATTTCTTTTTGCTCGGTTACGCTTTTTGAAGCATCCACGCTTTGAAGTCTTAACTGCTGAATCTCGGCCTCCATCTCAGCAATCTTTACAACATCATCACGATCGCCCTTTCGCACCTTATCCATCTCCTTAGCTACCTGTAAAGCTCCGGCGGCATTTGCTGCAGCTCCATAATTTCCCGCACCTGTAACAAGTGATTGAAAATACGTCTTTACGCTTTCTGTCCACAACTTAACGGCCTTTGCCCCGCCCTCTGTTTCAAAGAAAGCGTCTTTAAGTTTGTTAAATGCACCCGTAACCAAAGCAACCGGCCCCGCAGCCGCTAACATGCCTGCTCCAATTCCCTTCATAGCCCCCTCAACTGATGCACCGTAATTACCGACATTCATCTTATTACGGACATTCTCATCTGAATTAGCACGAATAGAAGCCGTATTAGCATCTATTTCTTTTATAATCTCTTTATTCCTTTTAACACCCTCGGCAGTAGAAAGATTTAACTTCTGTTGTTCGGCTCTTAGATTCTTATTACTTAGTGCTAATTTCTGCAAGCTACCAAGTTCCTGAGTTTCTGACTGAGTTAAGTGAACAAGTACCTTTTGATTGTTTTGATACTCAGTGCTAAGCGATTTCATTTGAGCCTTATTGACTTCTAGCTCTTCGGCTGTTAATCCGGTAGCTTCTTTTAGCCGTGTCATTTGAGCCGTAATGTCAGCTAACTTCTTTACGACATCTTCCTGTTTGATGTCGAGTTCAATGATGTTAATTTTCTCAGCCATTGTTACATTTTTATTAATTCAACCGTTGCCGATTTATCAGTACTATTCAAAAGGTAATCACTTATCTTGTTAATATAGAATAAGCCTCCAAGTTGCTTAATAAATACAGGCTTTAAATTATCAAACTGATAAATATCAAGTATATTGAACAACATCTTTACAGTATAAGCAACTGGATTTGTAAGCATCTCAGTAATTATATTGTAATCATTTGATGAGTTATAATAAGTTGCAATTACTTTACTGTCACCTGAAAGCGTTGTGTAAGGATAGTATGTAACAGTTCCTAATTTAGTATCCAAATACCCTGCCTCTATAATGATGCCAGTTGACAAACTTGTCGGCCCGTCACATATAAATATAAACTTGTCGAGTGACTTGGTTATTAATCCAATGTAGTCACCTCTAAACCCCATTGCGGGATAAATGTATTGTCGGTTACTCTTTTCTAATTCATCTGTTAGTATGCAGTACTTATTTGAGGTTGCTGAAACACCGAGCAAATTAACAAAAGGGAATACACTTGCATCGATTTTAATCAAATCCTTTTCATAAGGTATGTTTAAGTTATTAGAATCCAAAGTGACCATATTCAAATCCTTACTTGCTCCACTCTCGGCATTGTATCTGATTCTATTCTTTTGCCCCGTTCCTTCAATCGAATACTTCTTTGATTCGATAGCCATGAGTTTATCGCTCCAATCATAGTAATTAGACTTATCGATAAGATCAAACTTACTTATAGTTATTGTGGTTCCAGACATCTTATAGGTCGAGCAGAATATCTTCATCACCTCACGAAACAAATCATAAAACGTATCGGCCTCCCTTGGCTTTGCACTTACTACACTCACCGTTGGAGATGCAAATGTATTTGCTAAATAACATGATGACATTAATAATCTTAAATCTAAGAAGTATGAATCCGTCATTAAATCGCCTGCAAAGGTAACCCCGTGCAAGGCTGAGTATCTCGAAAATAAATACTTAACATAAACAGACAATGAGGACTTATACCAATCGTTTCTAAAGTCGCCAGTGGATACCAAGTGAGCTAAGGTGGTGTCATTCAGGATATAATCAAGTCGATAATTAGTCGTTCCGTTTATTAGGTTTTGAGTAAATGCAGATGGTAGCCCAAAGGATACTTCCTGAGTTAATGAAGCTAAAGTGACCGACTTCATATCATCAATCAATGACTTGTTGCCAATTACCTGCACGGTGTAAAAACCATCGTCACTATCTGAGATGTAGCCCTTTCCTCCATCTACTATTAGAATACCATCTGAATAAATATCAATATCGAAATTATCGTAAGGTGTTGTACTTAATGATGACGGATTATTTGAGAATCCAAATATCATTTCATTTCCCTCACGTGGTATCTGAAAGCTATTCGTATAATTAACTGAACGGTTGCTAATATCGGATATATCGAAGTTTGTTAAGTTATATCCAATAACCGTGTCCTTAGATATATTCACCTTAACCCCATTTATCTTTATCTCTAAGCTCATAGTCTTTGTGTATAAAGTTCAGGAAGTACCAAAGTGCAACTGAAGTTATCAAAGTTGTTTTTCTCTCTTATCGACTGCGATCCTTCAACTTCTACTAAAGTCCAAAGTGCTTCTGAATCGGTATCACCTGCCGAACCGCTCCAAAGATACACAGCCGGCGAAGTGAATATATCCATTAATGCTAACTGATCTTCTTTCGATACGTTTTCAGAGGTTACAATCATTCTACTGTAAGCATCCTTATATCCAATGTTAAACGCGCGAGCCTGTTGACCTGCCATTGAATCGAATGAGTTTAACAAACTGCCTATCTTTGATTGATTCTGTGACGTGGAAAAGTACTTATTGAATAACCAAAACTTATAATAACCTTGATTGCTTAGATAACGGATATACTTACCGCCGCAACTGCTATCCTTAGTATCAATTTCAAACGTACCATCTTCAACAGATAAGTAAAACTCATTTACCGTAAGAGTGCAATTTATCACAGTACCTAGATTATTTTTAAGAATCCAAAACTTAGCCGTTCCTGTGTATAAAGCTACAAACGAAATTCGATTATTACCATCTGCTAATACGACTGATTGACTACCAACTCCAGATACATCCAGTATAAAGTTAGGAACTAATCCCGATATAACATTCAAGTCAATATTCAAGATATATTCCTGACCGGCTACAACTGCAAAACTATTTGATTCAGCTCTTGTGATTGATAGACCACTGTAAACACATGATGTTATATCTTCGCCTGATGATGTGAATGTAGTGAAACTTATGTTAGTCCATGATGTTATTACCTTTGTAGCATCATCTGTGACCACTACATTATGAATGCCTTTGCTTACAATGTAGGGTATGAAATCAAGTATATTTATTGCTGCAAGTCCTGTAACTTCATCTATAAAGGCAGTATTTGCCCACTTGCCATCAACTGCAAGCCATTGAGATAAAGGATTGGGGCCAGTCCACCAATACAATTCACATGGATAACCGGCAAAGTAATGAAAGCGATCTGAGTTAATCCTATCATATAGCTTTTGCATGGTTGCCCCATAAGCATTTCCGATCTGATTTACTCCGTGCGATAATAATGTAGTGACGTATTCGGTATCTGTTGAAACACCATCTTCAAGACCGTTTACAGTTATCAACTGACTTTTAACCAATGTACTTAATGAAGCACTTATTGCATCTAGTACAGTCTTATGATAGAAGCTATTATGGAAGTACTTTAGTATATCGGTTAGATTAAGTTCATACGTGTAAATATCAGGCGTTGCACCCGTATTCTTATTTGTTTCAATACCATTGAACGTATAAGCCCCGATAGTTACAGTCGAAGTAATTACCTTTGTATCTGTTGTCGGTTGAAAAGTCCAAATTAACTTAGTGGGATTGTGAACACTGATTAAGAAGCGCGAACCCTCCCAAGGATTCTGAGTTATTGTTAAGGTTGCCATATCTTTAAAATATCCGAATTAATTAATTCTGTTTGACGTGCTATTAACTTATTGCTTATGCCTTCAATCCACTTGTCATTAACAATATCTGAAATAACACCGCCTGAGTTATAAGTGTTTGGTACTTTAATTCCTTCGCGTACAATCTTCCAAGCTGCTGCATAAGGATTTACCGATATGCCTTTATCCTTTACCCACTGTTCTAAGATATGTCCAAGGCTTCGAGCCTGTTTAGTAGTCTGCTCTGCATTAGGTCGCCTGCCATATTGCATATAGTAGCTATGAGATGAACCCAGTAACCGTGCTTTGATAACTCCCGTTTGCTCTTCAATGACTACTTCTAAATCCTGTTCAAATTTACCTGAAGCTTTTAAACCTTTTTCACGATAGGAATTAGCGACCATATCTTTAGTCGCGTTCATTTCATCTGTTATAAGGTCAATAAGTGTCTTCATTAGTAGTCAATATCATGTTGAATAACTACATCGCAGGAAATAAAGTCAATGTTTTCGTCTGTTTGGTTTATAGCATCTGACATTCTAAGTGAAATAAGTTCTAACTCACCACCGCAAATAACAGCCTCAACATATGCTAACATGAGTAAGCGCATTTCATAAAGTCTTCGATCATACTTCTGTTGGTATGTTTCATCTAACTCGGCTTTGTAACCGGTTAACTCTTCATCAACATCAATATCAAACTTACGGCCGAGCCAAATAGTAGTCGAAGTTGAAAACCTACTAACTCTATTGCCTGACCAAATGCCAACTGACGAATCGACTAAAGGAAATAGGGCAACTATCACAGCCCCGTCTGTTAAATCTTTGTTATGCAAATCGTAGTTAATGAACTGCCTAGCTCCGTAAAGTAAAGTATAGCCTAGTAAAGTTGCCTGAGTTTTGAACTTAGATACTATGTCAATCATAATAATTGCTTTTATGCAAATTTAATTATAATTAACAATACAAAGCAAATTATTTATAATTAATCTTAATAATGAAAAAGGGCGGCAGTCTGGTTAACTACAACGCCCTTTAAGTGTAAAAATGAATCGCTTCTTTTAATCCGACTTATACATATCATCAACATCCCATAAGGCGATAGCTAAGACTACTATCAATCCAATGAATGCAAATATCCCGACTATTATAGAAAGTATTATTGTTATCATTTGACAAATATATAAACTATCTTATTAAGAATCAATATAAATTAATGATGCTTAGCACTATAAATCTTTCGTAACCTGTCTTCATATTCATACGTTACTTTGTTTAATTTAAGCTTTGTATATATCATGTTAAACGGCAAGGCTTCGATAGCGTCATACTTCAATGGGTCGCCACCTGCCAAGCGGTCAATAGTTGTAAATACCCCAAACTCTGAAAAGGTATCAATGCCGGCAGCCTCTTCCTCTCCACTCGGTGCAATGTAAAGCGTCTTTAATATCTCTTCAATATCTTTGACCTCATTTTGAATCCAATTGTAGAATGCAAATACCTCATGCCAATATCTTTGCTTTACTTTCTTACCCATTACGAATTCGCAGATGTAATCCATTTCAGGCAGGTTAATCTCTTTGTTAAACAACATAAGAAGCTCCATAACCTTTCCGTACTTCATTTCGCGTAAAGGCTCAACTCCGAATGAGTTAGGAGTTATTAACAGACCTGTTGTGATATAGAAGTTTATATCATCTATTTCGAGCTTGTCGAGATCGGCAAACTTACAGTTATTAAATTCTATCATCTTGCTCCGGCTAGTTTGGTTGGTACTCTGTTAAGATTCAATTCGTAATACATTCGCATTATAAATACATCGAGCCAGTCAGGCGATCGACCTATAATCTCTTTTATCTTTTCCTTTGGTAATATACGTAACTTATTATCTTTATCAACATCGTACGTTTTTAACATACTTAACTCTTCCCTTATTTTTTCAATCTCTGAATCCGGAAGATCACATTGAATAAAAATATCAGAAGCAAGTTCAGCAAGTTTATAACCGCATTCAGTTTTTAAATTCTGATAAACCGGATTATTAGGCTTTGAGTTATTAACAAAACCTTTGCATCTCAACTCATCAACAATACCACCACCAACTCCATCTTCATCGCAAAGGATATCGCTAATCCCTATTTTATGTTTTGTTCTTAATGCTTGTATAGAGTTTTTAATATCAACAGTTGATGAAATATTAAAGGCAATGTATTCAATTAACCTTAACCCCTCCCATACAGTTATAATAGCGCGGTCACTACCATAACGGGCAATATCAGAAATAATACGCTTCCTTCCGATTGTTACAAAGTCATTACTAAATATATTGTTAATTGTTTCAATATCTATTAAGGTAGTCGGATCGTCTTCATAGTCCCAATTACCGTCCATTAGACGCGCCTTAGTTGACTTATCCTTTATACCTGCTAACTGATTACCATATTCTTTTTCGGTAAATGGATTATCTTTATAAAGGCTTTGAATAAAGCATACATCATCTGGAAGTGATCCGTTTTTATAAGGTATGTAAAAGTTAGTATAAGTCCAGTTTCTTTTCGGGTTTCCCGTTAATGCTATCGTTGCTTTAACTCCGAGCTTATCGTTCATGTGACGGCCTATCCTTGTTTTCAATACATCATAAGCAAGGAAATGAATCTCTCCGCACTCTTCAATTGCCCCGTCTGTATATTCAACAGATCCGAACCGTTCATAAAGCGGATCAGATGGAAGGTAAGCAACATCTAACAGATCAATACGGGAACCATTAGTAAACTCGATATAGTTGTATTGTCCGTTTAACTTCCAAAGTGATTGCGGTATGTTATGCCATTTACATACCTTGCACCAAGTAAGGTAAGTACTCGACATAAGACGCTTCAATTGTTCGCGCGCAATGAATGTTTTATAACCCGGATAAAGTAAGCAGTTTATTAATCGAGTTTCGCAAAGCCACCAAGATTTACCGCCTCCGGCTCCGCCACCAAAGAATACGACTGAGAATTTTTTGAGTGCCTCATTCGCTAGGTGTTGCTTCCATGTTGGTTGCAGGGTCATTTGGTATGATGTAGTTTATTTTTGTGATTGCAATGGATTGGTCATTTGAAGTAATATCAGTTTTCTTAGGTAACACATAAGTAAACAACTTAGAACACGCATCGAGATACTTGCCAGGATCATTCTCTTTAACTTCCTGTAAAGCCTCTTTAATATTATCGACCTGACCAAGCAGAACCTGCTCAAGTAGTTCCTTAGCTTCTTTGGTAGTTCTTGAAACCGCCCCGACTGGTTTACCTGCCGGATTACCTGATTCACCTTTCTTGAATGGCATTGAATTATATTGTAATTTTCAGTCAAAGTTAAGTTAAATTTGCATAGGTGCAAAATAAATCTTCATAGCTTACCACTGTAACTGATATTTTTTTTCGCCAGTAAGCTGACAAAGGCTTATAAACATTGAGAAAGCTTACCCGTAACTGGATTTTTACATAAATTAGTTTTTTTTATCATATAGAATCTTAGAATATAATACTACAATACTAATTTATATATGATTTATATAATCTCAGTAAGCTTTCTCAATGGTAGTAAGGGTTTATCAGCTTACTGGTTTAAATTATTTCAGTTTGCACTCAGTAAGCTATTCAATGTTTATAGTACTTTAAATGCTTACAGTAAATAATTAAAGAAAGATGATATTAATTAGAAAAATATTTTATATCTTTGTAATTCAATCAGCACCACTCATGTATAATAATAAAGATTTTTAGCTCATTAGATCGGATAACGATACTCGCCTCGGGTGGTGCTTAGGCTTATTGTGTCCGGTCTTTTGAGCTTTATATACATAGTATCATGAAAAGAAAATTGTATGATAATTTTAGAATCTTTCCGGTAGAAGGTGGAAAAGACAAAGCCCCTTTATTAATTCGTGATAAGAATAATGATCCTATAATAAAAAAGGATGGTACTCCCATGCGCTATACATGGAGCAAGGTTGTAAAGAATAAATGTGAATGGTCTGAAATAGATCGCTATTCATATTTTGGTGTTTGTGGTGGTGTTGATGGATTAGAGATAATTGATGTAGATAACAAATTTCATGATGCAGTTGAGTTATTTAAATTTATTAAAGATAATTTTGATTTAACTGGCTTTTTAATTATTGGAACGCAAAGCGGAGGTTTCCATATATATTATAGGTGTCCTAATCCAATGGGAAACTTAAAATTAGCTATGCGACAAGGCACTGAAAATATACCGGGCAAAGCTAAGAAAGAAGTAATTACCTTAGTAGAAACGCGTGGTGTAGGTGGTTATGTAGTATTTTATGATAATATTCTACAAGGTAGTATTGAAACAGTTCCAACAATAACAACCGAGCAAAGGGATGAATTATTAACTATTTGCCGGGCTTTGAATGAGGTTGAGGATAAGAAAGCACATGAGCCAAAGATTGAAATTAATGATAATGCAGAAGCACCTGGCAATAGTTACAATAATGATTATTCAAGTATAGCAGAAACAAAACAAATTCTTTTAAATGCAGGTTGGGTTGCTCAGGGCGATTATTATTGGAGAAGACCGGGTAAGACCGATTTAGGTATAAGTGCCTCATTTGGAAAAGTAGGAAAGAATAAGTTTTACGTTTTTTCAAGTAACGCCTCGCCATTTGATATGCAATGTTCATATAGTATGTTTGCTGTAAGGGCTTATTTGCTACATAATAAAGATTTTTCAGAGTGCGGTAAGGAGTTATTTGAAAGATATAACCCGGGTAAAAAAAGAAGTGAAAAGAAAAAGAAACCTGAAAGTAATATTAAAGAGCCTAAGAATCAATATGAAGTGTTACAAAACATTTTTAATGAATGGAATATAAAAGTAAGAAAAAATTTACTTATTGGTAATATCGAATTTCAGCGTGACGGATCTGATTGGGATAATAACTTCGATGTTTTAGTAGGTGATATTATGGTAGAGATGGAAACAAGCAGATTTACCAAAGTTAAAGATGAATGGAAACCTGTAAGAATATCAAAGAATAAAATCAATGATATTTTACTTACCAGTACATTTTGTGAAATGTATAACCCTGTAATTAAGTTTATAAATGAGTTACCCGAATGGGATGGTATTGATAGGTTTGATGAAATGACAAAATACATTAATCTTCAAAAGGATGAAGACCCGGTATTTTTTGCCAGTATGTTGAAAAAGCATTTTATCAGGGCTTTTGATAGTATTTACAATGATAATGCAAATAGATTTGTATTTACTTTATATGGCCCTCAGGAAATTGGTAAAAGTAAATGGGTATCTTGGTTAGTTCCTGCCGAATTATATAATGATGAAATGATTGATCCAATTGATAAGGATTCTATATTATCATTAACCCGGTATTTAGTAAAGAATATTGATGAACTTGATGATTTGGATAAAAAAGAGGTTGCTCATTTAAAGGCTTTCATAAGTAAAGGTGATGTGACAAAGCGTGTGAGTTATGGCAGATTTGACCAGAAGCATAAGAGAATAGCTACATTATTCGCATCAACAAATAAAAGTGATATTCTGGTAGATGTCAGTAATACAAGGTGGTTAATATTAAAGGTAAAGAGTTTTGATTGGAGAGGCTATACTGCAAATATGGATAGTAGGTTTTTATGGAGCCAAGCCTTGTATGAATATAAAAAGAATAAGAACGCCGGTGAGCTTACCGATGCTGAAAAATCTGAAAGAGATATAAGAAATGGTAGAGATTTCCTAAATATTAATCCTGAACGTGAAATGATTGTAAAGCATTTTAACGAATCGGATTATGGTAATAAATATACAAGCACTGACATTAAGGTATTACTTGAAAATCAGTATCCCGGTCAAAAGTTAAATTTCACTCAATTAAATAGGGAGTTAAAAAGATTATTCGGTGAACCTATGCAGACACGACATAATGGTATTAATGGAAGATATTTTAAGTTGAATAGTGATTTGAAAATTGTATCCCGTAGTGAGTACGGTGCGCAAAGTTTTAATGAAGTAGATAAGAAACAAGAAGAAGCACCTTTTTAATACATAAAATTATGAGCAACTGTAAATTAATTGATAGATTCGGAAACTGGGAATTATACTCAGATGGTAGTTTATGTCATGATGGTTATTATTGGATTACTGCCGATAGGTTAAAAGAACCTTTATGGATAAGACATTTAAGCGAAAAAAGATGGATTAACTGGAATACGTTTATCCCGGCTTATATGAAAGCATTGGCAATTATTGACTGTAAGAAGTTAGAAATTATAGTACAATATGAAGCAGATACGTTTTACAACTAATAAATAAAAACATGAGAAAATTAATAGTATCAAATAGTATTAATATGAATGGTTCAAAGGAATTTAACCATGTGAGAATAGTAAACATTGATGATTTTTTTAATGCTTATGGTAATAACTTCGATTATTACCGTTCACCATTTGAAATATTAGCCGACCTTGAAAAAGAAGTTAAGTTTTTGAATGAGTTTGAATCATGCTATTTAATTTCATATAAACCGGAAGGAGAATGTATATTTGATTTTATTGATGTTAAAGAGATAGATCGTATTAGAGTAGTTACGTTCAAGTACATGGGTTCAGTGTCATAATCTAAACTCATTCTAAATTACGCTTACCCCTTGCACATTCAAATTATAAACTTTATATTTGATGAAAATTAATACCAAACGAGATGAAAAAGTTTTTAATGAATAATCTAAAGCAAGGTAAAGAAGTAGTTTTCGATAACGAAAGAACTTTTACCGATGATTTCAGAAGTATGGAATGTACTTTTAATGATGACCCAAAGCATACATGGGCTAATGGATTTAAAATTAGTTTCAATGGTGCAATTTTCAGTTTTAAAACTTTTAATGCTTTTTTCAAAAAGTTTAATCAGTTAAAAAGTGATTTCAATTTAGAACTTAAAAGCTGGTAATCATGAAATTCGAGCCAGGCGATAAAGCGATGATAGTAGCTACTTGGGCATTCTTACCCATTGGAACCATTGTAACGATTACCGATGTTCACAGAAGTTTCAATGTCTGTGACTTTAACGGTACAACACAATTTATGACCGATGATGAACTTGAACCAATTAATACTTAAACTAATGAACCCGAACGACCCCCCAATGAAATGGCGCACGTTCCTTTCGAGATTCTTTCTGATTCGCGAAGTAACCGAATTGTTTGTAACAGTTTTGTTTACTTGCCTATGTGTTATATTAGGCTTAGGACTTGCTTACTTTGTGTTTAACTTAATAACTATTTGATATGGCTTACATTAATCGTAAATACTACCATGACGAACAGCACCCAGAGGGCGCAGCAGTAGTCGTATTGATTGCATTCATAATGTTACTAATGGCAATTGCTATTGGTTACGGAATCGTTAAGCTAATAACCTACTTACTATGACCCGCATCGACATCACCCGCGTATGTGAGCTAACAGGATACAAGCCTTCATACATCCGTTACTTATGCCATTACAAGCAGATACCTTATTACAGGGAGTCGCGCTTCGTGTACTTCTTTGAGGAGGAGATAGTAAGGTGGAGGGCGGGGGAATGAATACTATTTATTCACGAGTTTGGGAAATGCCTAATTCAAATACATTTCAAATTGAATGTATAAGAAAATTGATTTATAAATATTTAAAGCCTGAATTTAAAAGCATTGACCCGTTTGCGAATACATCAAGAATAGCATCAATTACAAATGATTTAAACCCTGATTATAATTGTGACTTTCAGATGGATGCTGTTGACTTTTTAAAAAGAATTGATTCAAATAGTATTGATTTTGTTTTATACGACCCTCCATATTCATTAAGGCAAGTTTCTGAATGTTATAAAAGTGTTGGAATACCGGTTACAATGGAATCAACTCAAAGCAGTTTCAGGACAAAGCACATAAACCAAATTAGCAGAATTGTAAAGCCTAATGGATTTGTAATGTGTTTTGGATGGAATAGTTCCGGCGTTAGAATTAAAAGAGGGTTTGAATTATTGGAAGTGTTATTAGTCCCACATGGCGGAAGTCATAACGATACTATTTGCACAGTTGAAAGAAAGCGGCCTACACTATTTTGATTCATTCCAAATAGCACTAACCCGATACAACCTATTATTATAAACTTTATATTTGTGTATAATTAAAACCAAAACGAAATGAATCAACAAATCGCAATTATCCTACCCGCAGAGGTTCAGGAGTTAGCAGTTAAAGTATCTGCAACAAAACAAACAGAAGTAAACACAGTATTAAATCAGATTTTCACAGGTACGGCCGAATGGGAAAATCAAGTCGATGCAATTACCGTTAAAGACATTAACGATAAAATGAGCATTCAACTTGCGGACGTTGCCCGTAAAAATATTAAATCAGCTCGACTTGTAGCTGAAAAGGTATTTGATGCAAAACGTGAAGAAGTTCAACAAGTGAAAGCCGAATATGATTTGGAAGATAAACTTTGGCTAAAAGCAAAGCAGGTTATGCAAATCAAATTCAAAGCTATTGAAGAAAAAGCAGAATGGAAAGCAAACTTTGTTAAACGCTATGAAGCTGAACAGGCCGAGTTAAAAACTCAAATCCGTATCGAAAAAGTCGCAAAGTATAATTCTGAAATAAACAGGATTGAGTTTGAACACATGAGCGATCAGATGTTTGAAATGTTCGTTTCAGGACTTGAAAAAGCAGAAGCAGAAAAGATCGAAGCTGCTAAGAAGTTGGAAGAGGAGAGAATCGCTAAGGAAAAAGCTGATGCCGAAATGAGAGCCGAAAATGAGCGTTTGAAAATCGAAGCTGAAAAGAAAGCTATTGAACTGGAAAAAGAACGGGCAAAGGCAGAAGCAGAAAGAAAACAGGCAGAGGAAAAAGCCCGTAAAGAACGTGAAGCAATTGAAGCTAAACTGAAAGCTGAAAAAGATGCACGTGAGAAAGCAGAGGCGGAGATAATGGCAAAGGCAGAGGCAGAAAAGAAAGCAGAAGCCGATAGGATTGAAGCTGAGAAAAAAGCGGCAAAGGCTCCTAAAAAAACTAAAATGAATCTTTGGATTGAATCAATGACAATCACAGCCCCTTCAGGTCTTGAATCCGATAGCGATGTTACTGAGATAATCAACAAGTTCAACTCATTTAAGAATTGGGCAAAAACACAGGTAAATAACCTTTAAAACCAAAACAGATGACAACACTAACCCACTGGAAGAAATTAAGGGATCCAAATTACATCGGCTCATGGGACATCGAACAAGGTCAGGAACTTGTTGTAACACTCGAATCGGTATCGAAGGAACTTGTAACAGGGCCGGAAGGTAAGAAAGAATATTGCACGGTTGCGAAGCTCAAAGGAATGAAGCCTATGATTCTTAACGCAACCAACGCAAAGACAATCGCTAAGGTTTGCGGTTCACCGTTTATCGAACAATGGCAAAACAAACGGATAACATTGTACGTTGCGCAAATCAAAGCATTTGGCGAAGTAGTCGATGCACTCAGAATCCGTGCTACTGCCCCCGAACTTCCGACACTAAACGAAAAGCACCCGAAATGGGCAAGTGCTAAACAGTCACTAAAAGATGGCAAGGTAACAATTGAACAGATCAAAGCTAATTATAAACTATCCAAAGAAGATGAAGCAAAACTTATTCAAAATTAGAGCCAGTCAATGTCATTCGATAATGGCAAACGGTAAAGGCGGTAACTTATCGGTCGGAACAGTTACATTTTTACAGAACTGGTATAAAGAGCAACTTTACGAACGTCGGAAAGAGTTCAAATCGAAGTACTGCGATAAAGGTACGGAAGTTGAGCAGATAAGTATTGATTTCATTGCTGAACAGTTAGGATTGGGAATGATATTTAAGAATGAGCAATACTTTGAGAATGAGTTTATCTCAGGCACTCCAGATGTGGTAATTGACCAGGTTATTGAGGTTAAAAACGCATGGGATTGTTTTACCTTCCCCTTGTTCGATACCGATCCTGATAATAAATATTACTATCAGTGCCAATGCTATCTTGACTTAACAGGGCTTCAAAAAGCTACCTTATGCCATACGCTAATGAACACCCCTTCCGAAATCGTTTCCCGTGAAATGCAATACGCTTCGGAAGATGATTATGATGCTATCATGGCAAAGCATAACTACGATAACATACCAGCTCGCTATCGTATCAAAACGTTTGAAATCGAACGGAATCAGGAACTAATCGATGCTATTCATGTCAGGGTTGCTGAGTGTCGGGAGTATCTGAAAGGATTGGATCGCATCTTTAACGATGGAGGGGAGGCGGTATGAACTATCAGGAGTTTTTACAGACTAAACGAAAAACAGTAATAGAGTCTGGATTTGAAGTTAAAGAATTGAATACCCATTTATTCCCGTTTCAGGAGTTTATTGTTAAACGAGCCTTAAAAGCAGGTAAATACGCAATATTTGCCGATACCGGATTAGGTAAAACAATCATGCAACTTGAATGGGCGCATCGTGTAAACTTGCATACTAAAAAGCCTGTGTTAATACTTGCACCTTTAGCGGTTAATTTACAGAGCATTGAAGAAGGTAGTAAGTTTAATATCGAAGTCAATCGATACGGTAAAGGACAAATACAGATAACCAATTATGAGCAAATTGATAATATTGATTTCTCATTATTTGGAGGTGTTGTACTTGATGAAAGTTCTATCTTAAAAAATGAGATGGGAAAATACAGGAATAAGATAATTGAACTTTGTAAATCAATCCCTTATAAGTTAGCGTGTACTGCGACCCCAAGCCCGAACGATCCGATGGAGTTGGGTAATCATTCAGAGTTTTTAGACGTTATGAACTATAATGAGATGCTTGCAATGTATTTCATTCATGACGGTGGCGAAACTGCTAAATGGAGATTAAAAGGTCATGCAGTTGAGAAGTTTTACGAGTTTGTCAGCTCATGGGCTATTATGTTAATGAAGCCCTCCGATATTGGATTTGAGCAATCAGGATATGATTTACCGCCTTTGAAACTTCATGAGATTGAAGTAAAAACAGAAACGCCCGAAGGTATGTTATTCGGAGGTTTAGCAGTAAATGCAACCGATTTTAACAAGAGTTTAAGAAGTACAGAAGCTTTAAGAGTTAGTAAAGTTATTGATATTGTTCGCACTATCGGAAATGAACAAATAATTATCTGGTGCAAACAGAATGAAGAAGCGAGTAACATTTATAAAATACTTACTCAGTCAGGATATGATTGCAGAAACATACAAGGATCTGATTCACCTGAGAAAAAAGAGCAAGGATTAATAGATTTTGCTCATGGTGTTTATCAGATTTTGATTACTAAAACTCAGATTGCATCAATGGGTTTGAACTTTCAAAACTGCCATTATCAGATATTTTCTTCAATAGATTTCTCATTTGAAAGTACATATCAAGCCATGCGAAGATCATACAGGTTCGGACAAACTAAGGAAGTAAATGTTTGGATGATTACTACTGATAGAATGATTAACGTGATTAAGTCAATTCACGACAAAGAAAAATCATTCAAAAAAATGCAAAAAGAAATGACACTTTGTATTGTTAAACATTTAAATAACGAAATAATGACAAGTAATGATTTTCAGGAAGATGTAAAAACAGATTCCTACCATGTTATGTTAGGTGACTGTGTAAGCAGGTCAAAAGAAGTAAAAGATAACTCAGTTGATTTGTCGGTATTTTCTCCGCCTTTCGCATCGTTATATACGTATTCTTCTCATAATGAAGACATGGGAAACTCAACAAACTTCGATGAGTTTGGTGAACATTTCAAGTTTTTAATTCCTGAACTTAAAAGAGTATTAAAGCCGGGGCGTATTTGTGCGGTTCATTGTATGGATTTACCTATTCAAAAAGGTAAAGAAGGATATATCGGTTTACGTGATTTCTCAGGTATGTTAATCCAATGGTTCCAAGAATGCGGATTTATTTATCATTCACGTATTGCGATTTGGAAAGATCCCGTTGTTGAAATGCAAAGAACTAAGGCTCTCGGATTGCTTCATAAACAGTTAAAGAAGGATTCTGTAATGTCAAGAGTTGGATTGCCTGATTATGTTTTGATATTCAGAAATGAAGGAGAAAATGAGATACCAATTTCAAATGTGAATATTCCGGTTGAGTACTGGCAGAAAATCGCATCCCCTGTTTGGATGGATATTGATTACGGTAATACGTTAAATTACAGAGCCGGCAAAGATCAGAATGATGAAAAGCATATTTGTCCACTTCAACTTGATACCATTGAAAGATTAATTTTACTTTATTCTAATGAAGGAGAAACTGTTTTTAGTCCTTTTGGAGGTATCGGTTCAGAAGGTTTTCAGGCTCTTAAAATGAAGCGTAAATCAATCAGTATTGAGTTGAAAGAATCGTATTTCAATCTAAATTGTGTAAATCATAGAGGGGCTTATGAAGATAGTTTTTCACTTAAACTGGAACTATAATGATCGAACTACCCCCAATGCCGCCTCGGAAACGACCGAAGGCGGCTTATAAAAAGCCCCACTCAGTCAAGCACCTCGAAGATATGATAGCCGAAGCCTACCATGTAAAGCATCCTAATCTTCCGATAGTACGGGATAAGATGAACGATAGCACTGCCAATGGGTTGACTAAGTGTATCGTTAAGTATATCGAGCTAAAAGGAGGCTTTGCAAGTAGGATAAGCGTGCAAGGTACGTTCAATGTAAGAACACAAAGATACATACCCTCAACAAGTCGGAAAGGCTTAGCGGATATTATGGCGATCTATAACGGAGTGCCGATAAGCGTAGAAGTGAAAGTAGGTAAAGACGTTCAAAGTGATGCACAAAAGAAGATTGAAAAAGAAGTGAATCAGGCTGGCGGTCGGTACTTTATTGCACGGGATTTTAGCAGTTTTGTTGAGTGGATTGATGGGCTAATATAGAATTGTTCTTAATAGTATTTTACTTAATTTTACATAAAAACAATAAAGATATGTATAAAATTGAATGGAAAAAATCAGGCTCAAATTCGCTAAACTCATTATTCATTGATGGAAAACAATATCATAACGACTGTCAAAAGTTTGCTGAAAGATGCAATTATTTAGAAGATTTGTTCCGAAAAGCAACTCATGAAATTCAAGAAGATATTAATGAGAAATGGATTTCAGAAAAGAACGTTATTGAAATGCTATCACCCATAATATTTAATGATCTTATAGCGCATGGTGAATTAGGGTATTCGATGATAGGAGGTGAAAGAGTATATGATAGATGGGAGGTTCTTAATATTAGAAAAACAATAGTCTAAATTTTGCGTAAATGGTCAAAAACTACCCCATAACGCAAAACAAAACGTAAACAAAGGATAGTTATTCGTACTGATGAAAAGTAAGACCACTATTAATATTTTACGACATGATATTAATACCTTACCTTCCTTTGTTTATTTAAAACTTTCAAAAATGGCTTATATCACAAGGTTATTCAAGGGAATATGGCACTTGTGGAGCTTGGTTAAAAGACGGGAAAATAATTACAGGTAAAGATCTTTTTTATAAATTGGAAGAATGGAAACAATTATATAATATAACATGAAAGAATCTAAAATTATTATAAGAGTTGCATTATATGTAGCTATACTTTTCATAATCTGTATGATGTTAGCTATTTCTAAACAATATATATTTTAACTTTGATAAAAATTAATAACAATGGGAACTCTAAACAGAGCAGTAACAACAGTAAAAAAGATGTTTGGTTTTGGTAAAAATAAGCCAATTGAACCTCCAAAAGTAGAGGATAAAAACGCTGATTATGTGCCAATAAAAAGGCGTTACAATTCAAAACCAAACAAACAAAATCACCCGACCATATCAGAACGCCGCGACAAACGCCGCGAACAGGGTAAGAGTAGGAATATTAATCATAAAAAAGCAAGCAAATGAGCAAAACAAACTATTCAGGAAGTATCGCTTTAACCAAACTGGTAAGCGTTGAAATGACAAAGAACGGTAAAGACGGTAATCCCGTTAAAGGTATCTTTATCCCGTATGAAAAGAACTACATAACTGTTAAGGATAACGCTGCTTATCTTAACGTAAATGTGGTATTGCATGAAACACCCGACCAGTACAAAAATGACGGGTTCATTTCGCAAAAGTTGGATACGGAAAAGTACAAAGAACTCGGCAAAGAGGCTGCCAATGCTTTAAAACTCCCGATCTTAGGCAATGTTCGCAATTTTGCAACAGGTGGTAACTCGAATGATTCAAGCGGTAAGGCTGCCGAGGTTATTGATGAAAACGGAGATTTGCCATTTTAGCCAATGACCATAACCATCCCCCCTCAAAGCTCTACCCATCGCCTTTGCGTGGTTCCTTCAGAAAGGCTCGTATGTAAGCCGTCGGAGGTTACAGAGATTGAGGGGTTTGGCGTGGTTATGGATTATTACGTTATCGAGCGAACAGATCCGATTCCGCGCGGGCTGTTACTTCTGAGTGTCGGCAAATGTCCTGATAATGTTTGGGGGCATTTTAGTAAATCAGATAAACTAATATTCTTTATTGTTAAACCGAAATGATATGCAAAAGTTATCAAGTGAAATAAAACATAAGATTTTCGATTATAAACTACTCGAAAGAAACGAACATTGCGCCATGTATTCACAGAATTTTGAAGGTGAATTAATTGGCATTGAGGTTTTCGCTATTAAAATTCAGAAAGAAACGGATATTGTTATGGGTGGTAATACTATTCATTTAATCGAAAAGGAATTATTTCCATCTGATAATGATTTTGGGGTTACTGCTTTTAGTGTAGGTAAAGATATGGTTAAGGCAAATAAACGCTTTATTAAACTTACACAAAACGAAATAACACGTAAATCGAAACTATCATGAACCAGTTATCATTATTCCCCAAAGAATACTACCTATCCCGAATAATCGAATCGTGCAAGGATAAGGCACGGGATAAAAGCATAGTAAGGAAACGGAGTGTTTCGATTAGGGGGGTAAATGGGTTATAACGTTTGGCGGTATGATTTCGTGCCGGAATACGATGCACTTCACTTTCAAAACTTACAAATGATGACACGAGATACAAATTTACAAGCAACCACAACACCCGGCATGAATTATACCGCGTGTTACCAGCAGCCTTTTATTGTCGCTTGGTGGAGTGCTGGTATTACTTCCTCTGTGGCTTGTAAAATGGCTTTGGAATTATACAAAAATGTTGAGCTTTATTATATTGATATTGATACGGCTCACGATGACAATGTAAGATTTAAGGCTGATTGCGAAAAGTGGTATGGCTGCGAAATTAAGACTTTAAAAAGCAAAGATTTTAATAACCAGTTTGAAGTAATTGAAAAAACTGGGGCTGTAAATACTCCGAATGGCGCACCTTGCACTTTGCATTTAAAAAAGAATGTACGCTTTGACTTTGAAAGGCTAAACGAATTAAGCCTATTTAACACCCGAACTATTTTAAACCAAGTTTGGGGCTACGAATACGAACCGAAAGAAATAAACCGTGCAATTAGGCATTTGCAACAATACCCATTAACAAAACCACTATTTCCATTAATTGAAAAAGGATTAACTAAGGAAATGTGTGCTGGTTTACTTTTGAAAAATGGAATTGAATTACCTGAAATGTATAAACTTGGTTACTCAAATAACAACTGCATCGGTTGTGTGAAAGGCGGTAAAGGATATTGGAATAAAATAAAAACCGATTTTCCACCTGTTTTTAAACGCATGGCAGAATTAGAGCGTAAAGTTGGCCATTCATGTATCAATGGTTTATTTCTGGACGAACTTAAACCAGAAATGGGTAGAATGAAGGTTGAAATTATGCCTAACTGTGGAAATATTTGTGAAGTTGAATTTGCAGATATTCCAGATAAGAATTTGCAAGCTATTTTATCGGGCAGCAAAAGTATCTACGAAGCTGTTCTTTAAGGTTGCTGGTAACGTTCCGCAGCTATACGAAGGGCGGGATTTTGAAACACTAAATTTAATATGATGCAGAAAACTTTATTTGAAAACGAGAACTTGATTAAACAACTTAACCCCGCCTTTTGTATAGGT